TTTAAGTCGACATGGTTGCTATTATTTATAGTTTCAGCCGATAAACTTACAGGGTGTGCTGTTTGCGTTAAGTCGATATTTGCATGAATATAGTTTACAGAATTGCCCTTTAACGCTACCGTTTCGTCTAATAGTTCAAAATATCTACCTCCAGCAATAATTGAAGTATTAGTATATTGTACATTAAGAGCTGTATTTAACGGACTTGTCCAGTCTTTGCGCCTAATAGTTCCGTAGTCCATTCCTGTCAACATCATGTATAGCTTTCCGTCATTGTTTGAACCTACCGGAAACTCTGTACCATTCGGACTGAAAAATGTAAAGTTTTTAATTGTCATTTTTAACCTTTCTTGAAATTATCTTTGCTTTATCCAAAACTGGGTTATCAGTAATTGATAGCTCCAACAATCTAAATTTTCTACCGCCATAAGGATAACCACCAATTGATACAAATTGACCTACTTCGTACAAGAGCGTAGTTTCAATTCTAAGCGAGTTTTCACTATTATAATATACTTTACCAGATAAAAGTTCTAAGTGGTCTTTACGTAGCTCTCTGTGCCCTGTGAAGCTATCTATTCTATATTTGTCGCCATAAGTAGCAACATACTCATATAACATTCGGCTTGTCTCCACTTTCTACAAAAATAAGTCTATCATTGAACTCTGTTTTAACTCTATCTGCTATGTAACCCGAATACAGTTTACCTTCGTACCATATATCTACTAAGTCGTTGACATACAAAGGCAAAAGTTCGTTTTGATTAAATATTAACCTTGTGACGATTGTGGAGGGAGAAATTTCAGCCTTAATAATAGACATATCAGGAGGGTTTCCATGGTCATCTCTATCATAAAATAATGTTTTTGCTGTCCTTACTTCTGGCAAGTCTGTTCCGTCTCCGCCATAAGTACTATAGTCAATGACATCTCCATTATTTTTGGCTGTATACATTTTAGGAGGGTCTGTATAGTCATCTGTTGCCTTATTCTTAACGAATACAACAGCGAAATTATAAGCCGAGCGTTCTACTATTGTTTCCGTGTCCATTGTCACGCTTTGCTTAATATCTACTCTTGTCGTGATTCTATCTCTATTCCATTTCCTAGAAGCGAAGTTAATGAATAACAAGTTCCTGGGGTCTGTTTCAGATGAAGCATGTTGAATGGTTGTAGTTGGTTGGAATTGAACCTTGGAAAATATTCTTTTTGCTACGTCGTGAGCTGATGAAGTTTCCGCTTTACGGTTAATCGTAGCCTTTCCAGCAAAGATACTTGAATTGAAAAAGTAGCCATAACTCATTAAATCATTCTTATTAGGGTCAATCAAATAGTCAATGATAGCGGAGTTTGTCGTTTTAGTTATTGCATTTGGAACATCAAGACTTTCAATCATTGCCCAAAAATAGTTCTTTAATGTAGCTTTATTACTTTCATCTACATCTGTCACAAGGTAAACCATGTCTAAGTTCAACTTTTTCTTTTGACCTAGAGCTTCCTCGATTGGAACAACTTCAGGAAAAAGTATTTGAACAATATCGCCAACTTCTACCGAAACGGTCAATGTAGCTGATGAAGTGTAGAGGTATCCTGTTTCCCACAGTTCATAGTTAATGACTTGACATCTTGCTTTTGGTATCGGCAACCCTCTTTTTCTTTTTTGCCATTAGGAAGGTTAAAATCAGATATATTATAATAGTTCGGATTAAAGTTATCATAAATATTGGCTTCTAACATTAAACGAAGTCCGCCTTTCTCTTGATTTTAAACTCTGCCTTACTTAAATTGATTAGCTCCATTTGACCTTTTTCAATTATACGAGTTCTGTATCGCTCAAAGTCCATTACAGGGAATAAATTTAGAGCAGTTGTCCCCTTCCAACCTTGATAAGTTTCGTCATTTACATCTGTATTAATTAAAATATAGTCTTGCACCTGTTCCGTCTTGAATACAATTGCAGTATATTCATTTCCAATATCGTCTAAAAATCTAACTCCAGTAGGTGTTTTAGGAAGTTGCGGATATAATATCCCCATAAAACTAAATATTTCGTCTTTTATATCCCAACGACTTAAACGGTCTATATTGCTTTCTCCATAATAAGTGTATGCTTGATTTTCTATGTAGTAATAACCAAAATATTCGCTTATATCAGCAGTTGTGACTTCGTTAGCTGATTGTATGTAAGGAGTAGCAAAAGATCCCTCTTCCCACTTGTGCCCAGCATTCCGTAAAACACCGCTACCGTCTACATTATATTGTGCATAAATCTTATCGCCCTCTTTTAAAGTTACCTGAAAAGAATCTCTCAACCAATCAAAGTTGTTACCCATTGACTTAATAGGTACGACTTTACCAGATACATTGTTTAAAGTAACATGCCTATGTATATCTGCCGAATCTCCTGAACCTTTAACATAAGCTGAAAATGTGTAAACACCGTCCTTTGGTGCTATAAATTGCTTGGTAATTCCAGGACCTTCGCCTTTTTTAACGGTTAGGCCTTTATATGTCCCATCGTTTTCAGAGCGATCTGAAAGCCACCAATCTCCACTAAAATCTTTAGTACCGTCTAATAAATTCAAATTAGGCAAGTTTAAAGAATGGTTTGATTTTAGCCTATTATAGTTTTGTAAAGCTGTTTCGCTTCCTTTATATCCGCCATAAATTTTAGACTTACCAGCGATAACTTTACCATTTTGAATTTTGTCAAAAGTTAAATTTTCGTAAGTATACCACTTTGTGATTATATCGAAAGTTATCTTTTCGCTAAAAGTTCCGTTTTTACCGTAACCCTCCGTCTTTGTGACATCTGCTAAAGCTAAATCAGCATATACCTGAAAAATCTCTGTTTGATATTCAAGTGTAACGAATTTTTGGTTAAGAATATCGTTTATAAAGTCTTTCATTAACCGATAATTTTCTTCTAAACTTTCACCAAACGTTTCTAATTTAAACTCTATTTGTGGTTGAGTAATTGAGCGTGTCCCCATTACTCCAATACCATTACTTTGCCAGATATTATTAGTTGATTGTAACCCTAAATTAGAGGGCTGGTAAAATCTAACTTTTCCATTTGTTACGTCCCAAACTTTATCGTCTGTTCCGTCTAAGTTGGTATGTATTTTATACTGTCTTACCATTAAGCCCTCCCTAGGTCAAATTCTCGTCTGATTGCTCGTGCTAAGTTAGAAACATCTTGACCAGCACCACCTTGTACATTAAATGTATTATATGTTCTGTTGTCGCTTGATACGCTATTTGTGCTTAAACCGTAACCGCTAGAAGATAAGTTAAATTCTGGCAAACCTACTACCATAGAACCTTTGAACATTCCGCCAAGTTTACCTGCAATACCATTAATAGCTCCTGATATTTTGTCAATCGTGCCTGTAACACCGCCTAGAACTCTGTCTATCGTGTCTTTAATTCCTCCGAATAACCCACTAAAGAAGCTACCAAGTCCGTCAAATACTCCTGTTATTGCGTTGTAAGCATTTGAAGCAAAACCCCCGAAAGCATCGAATACTCCACTAACTGCACTTTTAGCAGCATTAAATACTCCGCTAAAGAAACTACCTACTCCGCTGAATACACCTGAAATTCTTGACCAAGCACTTGAAGCAAAGCCACCTATGGCGCTAAATACTCCGCTAACAACGCTACGAACAGAATTGAATATACCGCTAAAGAAACCTGAAACTGCACTCCATACTGACCTAACTACATTCCAAGCTGAAACAGCAAAGCCACCAATGGCACTAAATACTGTTGAAACTACTGAACTAACAGCATTAAATATTCCACCAAACCAAGCTGACAGGCCTTTCCATGCACCAATGACTAATTGGTAAGCACCGCGAATAATAGCCAAGATAAGTTGAAAAGCTACATTAATAATTGAGCCTATTAGGTTAAATATAGATTGATAAAAACTAATTAATGGTTGGAAAGTTGTGACGAACCAGTTATAAGCGCCTGTTACTGCACTAGCTATTGTAGCGAAAACATTAGTTATAATCGTCACTATTCCATTCCATAAGCCACTAAAAAATTCTGTTATTCCGTTCCATATGGTTTTTGCACCCTCGACTGTGGAAGTCCATAACTCACTAAACCAAGTACCTAAACCAGTAAAGAACTGTTTAATAGCTTCAATTGACTGCGATAAGAAGTCTACAAAACTCTGCCACGCCTTTTTACCTGTTTCGGTTTGAGTGAAGAAATAAATCAAGCCAGCAACGACCGCTGCAATTGCCACAGCTATGGCAACAAATGGATTAGCAATAATTAAACCAAACAAGGCTTTTACTGGAACCATAGCCCATTTCGCAACTGTTCCAATAGTTTTAAAAGCATCTATTACTCCTAATATGCCTTTAGCTACCTTGAAAGCTGCAAATGCACTAGCAAGAACTACTAAAGTTCCTTTTAAGACTGACAGAGCAGTTTTACTTTCACTAATTTTTTTCAGAAAATCAGCTATATTTTTCGTAACTTCTGACAACTTTCCAGCAAATACAGCTATGCTCTTTGCTACGTTGTCTATGCTTGTTGCGTTTTTTGTTGTTTCTGTATTTATTCCAAGAAATGAATTTATGACGTTCCCTATAATAGAAACTATGGACTCAAATGCGCTTTTTATGTTATCCCAAGCCTCTAAAAACGCTAAAGTTGCTGCATTTTCTTGCAGTTTTTGAAACAAGTCTTGAAAATACTTAATAACATTTGATACAGTTTTACCAGCACCTTTTCCCCAATCGTCCATTTTATCAATTATAGCATTGATAACAGGAGTTAAAGCCTCAAGAGTAGGAAGTAAGGCTTGTGATAAGTCTTCATTAAAACCAGACCAAGTGTCCCTTATAGTTTTTGTAGCACTGCCTGAACCGTCTGCTGCTTTTTGCATAGCCTTATCGAGCATATCCATTGAAACAGCACCGTCTGAAACAGCTTCATTGAATGAAGCATACTGCTTTAATTGTGGGTTCATTTGCATAACAGTGTCTTTTAAAGAAGCGCTAAGAGCCGTGTTGTTATCTGTTAACTGATTGATATTTTCAGCAGTAACTTTTCCAGAAGCCGACATCTGACCATAAGCCTGTGCGACACCTTTTAAGTTTTCTCCAGTACCACCAAACGCTTGGTTAGCTTTTACTAATGCTTCCGTTTTACTAACCGCTGATTTAGCACTATCTCCTAAACCAATGAACGTTGTTGAAAGTTTTAAAGTATCTTCACTATTTGCATTTGTATCTCTTGCGAGCTTCTGCATAGATTTGCTTACATAGTCGAATTCTTTTCCATTACCCTTGAACTTCATTGTGTTTTTCAAGGCAATCATGGCTGTCTGGGTGTCCATTGCGTCGGATATCCAGCCTTTTAAGCCATTACCAACTGCACTAACAGCACTTGCACCAATTTGCCTGAATACACCTACAGCAAACTCTCTAAGACCGCTAAAGCGTGACTTCATGCCATTAATTCCGCTATTAACGCCTTTAGTGTCCATTTTAGCGTCAATATTCCAAGAGCCTGATTTAATAGCACCCTCGACTTGCTTTATTTCGCTCTCTAGCCTGTTAGCTTGTGTTTCTGCTGTCCCTAAATCTCTAGTAAGTTGTAGCCATTTCTTTTGACCTGCTGACGTACCTTTGTCAACCGTAGAAAGTTCTTCTTTTAATTTTGCTGCTTTGTCACGTGATAAGCCCAACTGCGTTTGTAAGTTCTTCTGCAATTGCGCCATTTTATCGGTATTTGTTGGGTCAAGTTTTAGAGCGTCTCGTAAGTTTTTAGCTTCTCCTCTAAGTCCTGACATTGCGGTATTAACGCCTTTAAGTGAGTTCTCGAATTTCGTGGTATTACCATATATCTCGACCTCAAATGTTGCATTACTTGCCATTACATACCCTTTCTTTTACGCCTTTTCTCTTTTTCTTTTTCCTCTTTCTTCTTCTCTGCAATAAGTTCAATTATTTTATAAACAAGTTCTAATTCCATTTCCATGAACTGTGTTATATCAATTTCGTTATTGCCTAAAATAGTCAAAAGTTCTAAGGTTTTATTTTCCCTTACAGTATCTTTCTTTTTCTTAATCAATGAACTAGAAGAAAAGAAGACCATTTCGTCTTCCGTTTCCTCTTTTTCTTGAATAAAAACAGTTTTACAGAAGATATTAATTAACTCGTTAGTTGTAGGAAGCTCTGTTTTGTCGTCTAATGCGTTTTGCATTCCTCCGTTACAATCTACCCAAAGTATCAATAACTTGTCTGTAAAGCTCTCCATTTGCTCTGTAAAGTCATCAGGAATATATCCAGCGACAAAAGAATTTTGTAGGTCTGCAAAGTCTTTTAAATCTGTAATAAAGTCTG